GTAAACTAGGAGTTACCTTCTTAGCAGCTACCTTCTTTGCTTTAGGAAGAGCAGAAATCTCTTGTATAAACTCTGGAAGAGGAGTAGGTTTTGGGGGTTGAGCTACTTTCTCTACCTTAGGGGCATACAGCTTTCCGAAGTCCCTACCCCGTGGAATTCTAATTACTCCCGGCTCTGCACTCGAAGCTACTTCTTTAATTCTAGCCTTTACTTCAAGTCCATAGGTTCTAACTTCGTCTTCTGATTTTCCAGTTAAACGTCTTACAAAAGCAACATAGTCTGCATCCCTTGGGGAGCGTTTAGTTTGGGCAGCTATGTAGGCTGCTTTGTCTATGTCGCTTTCAAACTCTGGAGTAAAAGCTTTCTTTCCGTAATTGTAGGTTGGCTTGGCTCCAGCTAGGTCTGGCGGTAGGTTTGTGAAGTGTGTAATTTGAAAGGTTCCAGTTGGTTGAACGTCAGCCCTAGGTACTGCACCTTTGGGGGTCTTTTTGGATTTGACCGGGGTAGCTACAACCTGAGGCTTGGGCTCAACTGCCTCTACTTTAGTCTCTAGCGCTGGAGCCGCCTGTGGAGCTGTGGGCTTAGGTCCCTTAGGTTTCTTAGGCTTGGGGGCTGGAGGCGGTAGGGCTTCAGGAGGACCCTCAGGATTAAGTTGATCGTAGATAGAGTCCGCTCTATCAAAGGGTATTCCATACTCCTTCATCAAATCCCCAATGTTTCCCCACTGGGGGCCTGCACTTTTTCTCTTCTCGACTATATAGGGTATTAGAGGGTCACTAGTTGGAGTATAGGCAGGTTTACTTGGAGTAATTGGAGTCTCTACTTCTGGAGCTTTAGCTGCCGCTCTAACTTCAGCCACTACTGGCTCTGAAGGAGTAGAAGTAGGTATAGTTGGTATAGCCTGAGGAGCTTCAGGAGCTTCTACTACTGGAGTCTGTACAGCTTCTGAAGTAGCTACCTCCGGTTGAACCGGAGGAGTCTGCTCCCCTCTAGGAGGGAGAGGCTGAGTAAGGGAAGCAGAGGGAGATTGGAGTCGCTTCACAGCTTCAGTTGCAGCTTGCGCTTGAACTTTTCTAAATACAACCGGCTTAATGTTCTTAGCTATAAGTCTATCCGCCACCATAGGATTAATACTCTGGAGGTCCTCTGAAGTATAGCCTAGTTTTCCTAGTTTTCTAATATGGTACCCACTAAGTTTTCCGGTTGCCGCTACTCTACCTGCTGATGCTGCATGATGGGTCAAGCCACCAAGAAGAGCACTGTTGGTTATAAATCCCGCTATTAGCTCATTCTGTTGGTCGTTGTAATAGTCAAAAGCCTTCTGATCTCCAGCAGCCTTAGCAGTCTTTTTAAGGTCTTCTAGTTGTACATACTCTTTAGTAGCTTTTGGAATGGCACCAGCTAGTCCAACAGCCATATGCGCCGCGAATAGGCCACTAGTTATTGCACTAGTTGCTTTAACTGCTTTGTAGGCTTTGTAGGCTGAAGCTCCTTTCTTAAGGGCAGCTAGTCCAGCCAAAGGTGGTACAACTGCACTTGCCACCATTAGGCCAGCATTTTCAAGAGAAGTAAGCCCCTCAAGGGGTTTGGTTATAAGTCCTCTTAAAATTCCAGGCTCAGGTGTAAGCTTAGAAAAGGGGATCATCCCCTGAGATGTAACTCTAGTGTTTCGCTCCTCTTCCCCTGCTTGTAGTTCTGCCTGAGCTTGTAGTTCAGGTTGAAAGAAGAAATTCGAGAGAATCTTGCCATTGGTAGGATTAGCTTCAATAGCCTTTTGCACCCAAGGATTCTTCATAAGCTTACGCTTAAAGAATCTCTGCTTAACTAAGTCTTGACTTGAAGTAGAAAGTGCCTTAAAGTCAGGATGCTTAGTTAACTCTGTCCAAAGTCCTAGTTCTGGGATTTTGTCTTTGAAATCTTCTGGCATTAGAAGTTATTCCTTAAGAAGGCCCCTTAGCATATCCGCTACTGTGTCTTTCTTTCCTGGGACTGCCCCTTTAGATTTAGCTTTAGGTCTATTGGTAGCTCTTCTTTCAACGTCAGCTTTAATTTCTTCTAACCTATCATCTATTTCTTTCATTCTAGGCTCATAGCCAGCTATTCCCTTAGCTCTATTACCCATAAGCCAATTAGATAAACCTAGTCCTCTTTCATGTCTAAGGGAGTTAATCTCAATATTAAGGGCTTCTCTTTCTGCTCCCCCGAGGTCTCCTCTGGCTTCTTGACTAGCACCTGCTCCACCAGCAGCTTTATTGACTTGAAGTCTAATTAGGTTGTTAAAGTCGAAGTTAGCTGCGACTCTAGTTTTAGGGTCATTAGACCTAAGCCCTGAGAAGATTCCCTCCATAAAAGGAACTCTAGCGGCTCTGTTTTGCTCTCTAAGAAAGGACAAACCTGTCATGGGACCCTGAACTTCGTAGTTTGCTGGAGCCCCTCCTGGCCAAGTTCCACCTTGGTAAGTTATTGGGGGAGCCATTAGCTGCTCTATTTCTCCTGTGACTTTATTTCTCTGGAAAAGCCTTCCTGCGGCATCTGTTACGGGGTTTTCGTAGTTGTCATGTGGAGCGTTAGCTTGATTATAATAGGCTGCTGCATGGCCCCTAAGAAGATCTCTCTGTGCAGGGAAAGTAGCTATCTCTTCATTAAGTTTTCCAGTCTCAGCTTGCTCCTTTGCTAAATCAGCCTGAGACTTCTGAAGCCCCCCAAGCACTCCAGCTAGTCCAAAAGGAGCCATCATTCTCTGCTGAGCTAAGTCTTGTCTATACTGCATACTCCCAAGAATACCTCCGGCCACATTAGAAATACCTTCCCCTATAGTCCTGGAAGGCGGAGTAAGGGCTGCCCCTAAGAGGGCTCCCTCTAAAGCCCCTGCCACTCTAGGGTGTTGGCCGAAAAACCCAGGAGTTCCTGGCTCTGGGAGGAAGACATTCCTTCGGGGGGTTGGCATCTCTAGCCCATAGGTCTTTAAAAGCTCATTAGCCCTTTGAATAAAAGGGTCAGGAAATTGATAACCTTGAGGTAGAGGTAAGGCTCCCATACCCCGAGGTTGTTTAGGTCTTGCTGGTTGCTTAGGATTACGAGGCATTTTTAGAATCCTCTTCCTGGAACATAGAAGTTTCTACTTGTAGGGGCAAAGGGACTTTGATTTCTTCCTGCAAATCTAGGATTTATGAATGGATTACTTCCCCATCCCTCAGGGTTCCCTGCTCCTAAAGAGCCCGCTCCACCACCAAAGACATTACCCAAACTGCCCGTACTTGGCATAAACCCAGACACAGCCCCACTGCCAGCAGCACTAGCTCCCCCACCAAATAGTCTACTTCCAACCCCTCCTCCTAGTCCTCCAGTAAAGCCGCCTATAGCTGCTCCAAGAAGGGGAGTAAGCCAAGTTCCTAGTCCTGACTGTCTTTGGGTTTGTTCTCCGGTCATAGTACCCTGAGCGGAGGCATCCTCTCCTAGTAGAAGAGGAGAATACCCCATCATAAGTCTAAGATTCTCTTGAGTTCCGCCATAGGCTTGACCCTGACTTCCAAAGAAAGCATTAGCTAGATTTCTAGAGCCCGCCCTACCTGCCCGAGCCATGTTGGCTATTCTAGCAGGGTCATTCTCAGCTAACCCCCGCATACTCCCCAAAAGCCCTGTCATCTGAGTCTGATTGGCCCCTCTAGCTGCTTCAGAAGCTCCTCTGTGAAACATAGAGAATAGCTGGTTGTAGAAGTCACTCTGAAAGGGGTTAGTAAGACCCTGTTGAATCTGGGGCTGAAGCTGCTGATAGACTCCCATAGAAGTAGGATCGAATACATTCCTTCTATTGGAAGTCTGAGACTGCTGCTGACTTGAGGTAGTTCTAGTTGTTGTACCCATATTAGAGAAACTTTCTATACCTATGTATTGGCTTTCTACTTGATCTTTCTGCCCCGTGTTTTTCGACTACTTCTCTCCAAGCTACATCTTCTTCATGGATGTTGAAGTAATAGACTGGGACATTCCCGAATCTAAGCATATTCTCCAGCCCCCAAATGAAAGCTAGTTTTCTAGAGGGGAGAGTCTCTGGAGCAAATAAAACTGGATCTAGTTCAACCGCTTGTCGAATAACTGCGAAGTTATCTCCCATAGCCCAGACAGTAGACCCAGGTACAAACTCAATACTATCCTCGGGTCTTTCTAGAAGCTTCTTAACTTCATCCTCGGTTGCGAGTCTGATAGCGTCCATCTTTTCCCTCTCCCTTAATCAACTCTACTACTTGCTCTCGAATGTCTTTTATTTCTGACTCAATATGAGGCAGGTGATTATCTCGAATGTAGACCATGTTCTCATGAACTCCCGCGACCTTCTCTTGTAGGCTTGAGAGTATACTAGAGATCTTCCAAAGAAATCCTAGTACAGCTACTATACTACTTAGTTCTGCCCCAAGGGGAAGATTATCCACAAGAGGCTGAGTTGTTAGAAATACCACTACATACTCCATAGTTCTCCTTACATAAACATTTGTTCTGCCTCTACTGGAGTAGAGAGTACTCGCATTCTACTAAACCACACAGCAGAGCCATTACTTCCATCATATCTAGTTTTAATGCCAAACTTCCCAGAAGCCCATACAGTCGAATTACCTAAGGTCATAGGGACCTCGTAGATAATCCCAGGACTATTGCCAGGAGCGTATACTCTACTTCCACCAAATCTATCTATAACCCACACTAGTCTTCTCTTCCTTTGATCCACATTGTTGTCGAAGCCGCCTCCTGCTGTACCATTCCCTTGAACATACTCTATTCCCCCTATATACTTTGAGAGCTTAACTTGACCCGAGTTATCCATGCCTAGAAGGTAGTAATTACTTCCTTCTGAGGTAATGTCGTTCTGTACAAATATGATCCCAGTTGTATCACCACTACCTCCATTTACCCCATGGTCTATTAGAAGCGTTAGTTCCTCGTTCAAATCTGCAGAAAGAGAAGAAAGCGTGTAGAGAAAGGCACTCCCAGGCTGAAAGAGTGGAACTGATACATTATGCTGCTGAAGTAAGTAGGGAAATACTAATCTAGCACTAGAAGACTGAGTAGTAACTACTGTAGTAGGGACCTGTTGAACTCCACTGCCTGTAGTGGTAATTACTTGTATAAACTGATTTCTATCTGCTCTATTCCACCTGAACTTCTCAGTAAAGAGAGTAGGAGTAGTGGGAGGAATAATAGCAGCTATAGAGATGTCTGCTCTTTTAGTAGCTGGATTATCCGCAATACTAATAGTAATGTTGGAGCCATCTATAAAGTTGAGCTTGTCCCTTTGGGCTTTGAGTACTCCATCTTTGTACTCCTCTACTATCCCTGGAGTAGTTTCTGCTGGAGTCAAAGCTTTAGCAGCCTTGTGTCCTAGGCTGTTTAGCTCCTCTTCTACTTCTAGAGCCCATCTGTTCAGCACCGGAACGTCTTTGTCGAAACTATCTATCTTAAGGGGGCGCATAGGATTAGAATCTACTTAGGGGTACAACTTCAGCCGCGAGGTAGCTTAGCATATTCTGGCCGAGTCCTGTGTAGGTAAAGGAGAATCTGAAGAATCTGTCTCCGGCTCTATTAGAGGAGGCAGGATTTACTCCAGCTAAGTATACTTTAATGTCCCCTAATGGTCCTACTACAGGAGTAGTATTTGTAACGTAGTTTACTGGAGTCCCAAACTCAAAGTCTAGGGAGGCCCCGTCTAGAGTAAATTGGAGAGTAGTATAATCTACTGTCATTACTTCTAGTTCATTCAAAAGCTTCCTTACTGTAGGGTCCCCAAAGTCTAGCCAGGAGGTATTAGCTTTACATACAAAATTAACTGGAGTGTTACCTACTCTGTCTTGAGTGATGGTGGAAGCGAATCTGTAAATTGTACTTCCATTACTCCCAAAGAGAATCTGCGGATTTCCGTTTCCATCTATGTTGAATAGCTGGAAAAGAATTCTCTCGTCTCCTGCATTACCTAGTTTCCAAGTATACCAGCGTTCAGTCTCAAGGTTGTATACTAGTAGGGTATCACATTCTGTATTACTTCCAGTGGGTATAGCTAAAAGATAAAGATTAAAGCCGTTCATAGTAGCGAAGGTTGAAGAGGATTTACTCGCACTTCCAGGGTTGATAGTATCGAGAGTAGTTTGAACTGGCTCCCCAATATTAACATAAGTATTAAGATCACTCTTTACTACTCTAAACTCCGGGGTAATCCAAATAGCTCCCACCGGCACATTATTAAGAAAGACTGCCTGCCAAGTGTCTTGGTTTAATACTCCTACTTCAGTAAAGACCTTTCCAGGTCCTCTGAAATTCTGGGGCTTGTCTCCTACTACCCTAAGAATGTCTCTTTCTGTCCCTACGTAGAGGATTTCCCCGTCTGAAAACAATGCCCTGGGTATCTGTGCCCCAAGGGCCATGTCGAGGAAGAAGTCCCCCGGCCAAGCCTCTTCGTATTGGCCGGTAGAAGTGTTAGTAGAGGTTATAAGTTCTTCGATACTTTTACTGTAGTAGAGTCTACTTCCTACTAGCATGTAGAGTCTACCTCTGTGTTTAATAGGAAGGGTTCCTGTAGCTGGTGGCGGAGTATTGTCTACTAGTCCACGCTCTATTCCTTCTTCGTCTGTCTCAAAGTAGATAGGTCTAAGGAGGAGGTCTTCCTCAGACACATCGTCAGTAAAAGTTGTGTCCCCTAAAGCTAAGCCATAGGATTGATCTGCTAGTAAGTAGAGCGTACTTTCATCCCCTCCATCTGCTGTAGCTAGAAGTACCTTTCTAGTTACTTGAGCATCTCCTGGAGCAGTAGGGAGTGTAGTAAGTGGAATACTCTGGGCCGTGGCTGAATCGGATTTCTCACTAAAGGGTCCTATGTCTGAGTAATGGCCTGTATTGTGATTCCACCAAGCAATAGTGTACTTTCTCCCACTTACTATAGTCACATTAGTTCCACCGAGGGTAGAAGGAGTATTTACTGTGGGGGCTGTAGTGGGTTTGTCTATGCCCCATTTAGTGATAGTACTTGCGGGCTGACCGTCCCATTTCTTTAGGTCTGAGGCACTTCCACTGGCAAAGTAGCCATAAGACCTAGAAGTAGCCATTCTACAAAGGGCCGAAGGACTAAATATACTAGCCCTGTGTACTGCCCCGTCGTCGCCTAAAGCTACTAGTTCAGAAGCAGAAGATAGTACTATGACCCTCCAGCCATCAGTATCGTGTCTGTAGATAAAGGCCCCCCTAGGAACTATAGTAAGGGCTGAGGTATTAAACTTCCCATAACCCCATCTTCTAAGGAGACTTCCATTCTTTACTGGAAGGATATTCTCTAGTACTTCAAACGCATCCTGATCTTGGCCTGGGGCTCTATGGAAGTTATCCAGTCCTGCGCTAAAGAAGGAATTCCTTACGTATATGTAAGGATTGAACTCCTGCGCTAAAGCTAATGTCTGAAACTCTGGCATAGGCTTATACTATAAGATCCCCGCGTTTTAGCTTCTCGTATACCTCTAACCAATGCTTAGACTCATTGTCTCTTCTAAGATATTGAGCCGTAAGCCAGTTTACCCCCGCCACCACTACATCCTTAGCGTCATCTGGAAGAAGGAGTTTAGTAGTAGAAGAGGAAACAGTAGCTACTATCTTCTCGTAGTAGACTTCAGTAGTCCCCGCCCAGGCTACCACCGCCGGAGCAGGAAACAAAAGCATAGTTGTAGTTACTGTTGGGGGAGTAACTCCTGTGTTTGTGACAGCATATATTCTATAAAACTCCGGCCAAAGCCCTTGGGTCTTGTTCATACAAGCTCCTGGGGGTCTGACAGAGTCAAAAGCTACTTGTCCCGGAGCGGGGGTAGCTTGATCGGCTGTAGGTATAGGAGCAAAAGCTATGTCTATTGGGAGGATTTCTCTGTTGAAAGTTCTGTCGTATACAAGTAATACTCTTCTTACGTCGGTTGGACTTAGAGCATAGGACGAGGTACCAGCCACAGTGGCTATAGTTGTAATCCCCTGTCCCAGGTGGTTGTATATGCTCGAATGAAGGGTATCTTTGTGGATTCTATCTACCCACCCAAGTATTAGGGGGTCTGCGTCCGTACCTGTAGCAGACAACACTTGTCTGTAGTCTCTTGATACTGCTTGGGTAATTTCTAATGCGTCCATGTCTTATGCTCCTAGAGTACCTTGAAAGCCAACCGATACCGGGTCAGGTCTAATAAAGTCATTGCCCTTAGGAAAGAGGTTAAGGTCCCTTACTATTTGGAGTATCCCATCCTCGTAGGTCCGGTTCCAGAGAAGGGACTCTTCGTACTTCTTCAGAAACCTATAAGTAAGGCTATTTACTCCCGCTATGAGTATGTCTTTGTAGTTGTTAGGGACTTGAAGAATCTGGGAAGTATCTGTGACTTGCTGCCTAGTCTTGTAGTAGCGAAATTCAATTACATAGCCCCTAACCGGGTCTAAGTTATTAGTACTAGGAGGATTAGCTCCAACTACTAGTCCTGTAGTGGGCTCGGTCCAGTCGGTAGTAGTGGCTATAGTTGAGACGTTCTGCTTAGTTTCTGAGCCCTCAGTTGTAGAAGCATATATATTGTAGAAGCTGTAGGTAATACCTGAGGAGCTTTTAGAAAAGGCGGGTTGGGGGGCCTTTACTGTAATAAGCTGATTCGCTGGTACAAACTGTCTAGCTGCTACAGTACTAGCTGTGGATTCGTTGCCCGCTGAATCCACAAAAGATAGTCTTATGAAGTAGGTTCTAGCTGCCAGGGAGCCGCCTGCAGCGGAAGTGAGTTGAGGGGACTCCGGCTCGGGTCGGTAGGTGTTCTTGTTGTCTGGAGCAGGATAAAGATTAAGAATATTTGGGGTGTCTATGGAATGCCGCCAATTTCTAGGGGGGCCTACTCTAGAAGAGGCATCCTCAAACGCTAGTATACGCATAGGATTAGATTCTTCTATTCTAAGAAGGGACCTAAAATTACTTCTATCCACAACTGAGTCTTCCTTAACTATATCCAAGTCTGTAAGATTAAGGGAAGTGTCTACTGATCCTGCGGGCGCAGAGCCCGTGGTTCCTAGCCAATAGTCTGTTTGACCCGCTTCAGTCACAAATCTAAGTACTGCCGACTCTAGAAAGTTCCATCTGGAGGCCCGGAGTATTCTGAGTTGAGTTCTGTTAAGGTAGTCCAGTAGGAGGTCCTTGTTACCTCCATTAGAGAAAAACTCATACTGGATATCCCTTTCTACTGAAGAAAGGAGGTTTCCTGCTGTGGTGGTAGCTCCACCAGAAGAACTCGAAGAAGTTTGACTTACTACTATTGCCATGTGAATTTACCTATTAGCCCATAACGAAGGTAGAGAAAGTGTAGGTTTCACCCGCGACAGGAGTGCCATTAAAGGTAATTACCAAGGTAGTAGTGGTTACTGTCCAAGTAGCAACCACTGTAAGTTGGCTTCCTCCGGCCCTAGCTACTATAGCAAAGGGAGCAGTTGTCCAAGCCCCATTCTTGAAGGTGAGAGTAATTGTAGGGTTAGCTCCTTGGCCTGTACCAGCGGAAGTAACTGTAAACCTACTTGCCGTATCTGTCCCAGTAATTGTTCCTATACTAGCTGTAGTACCAAAACCAGCGGAAAGCACAAAGTCGCCTGCGACCAATGCCGCGCCTTGCGAACCACTTATACGGAGAAATCCCGCAACTCCTCCGTCTGTTATGCTTATAGTTGCTACAGTTCCAGCATTGTTTAGTACTCTAAGACCACTACTTCCACCACGAATATCTAATTGATTACTAGTTGTATGGGCCACATAGGCGTTGTTCCCAACAAGTGCGGCCCCCGTTTGAAAGTTAATAGCTCCTGCTGCCGAGGAATGTTTAACCAATACTTGATTTACAGTTAGTAGTTTAGTAGCAGAGTTATCCCAGACAAAATTGGAACTATCCGCTGTAACCAAGCCACCTGTACCTGCGAATAAAACTGAACTAGAAGTTATAGTAGAGAAGGTAGGGGCCGTAGAAAAGGTCTTTGCTCCTGCAAGCGTCTGGGTCCCAGTTGTAATTGCCCCTCTATTTGCCCCACTAGCATCGGGTAAATTGAAGGTAATAGTATTGGCTGTATGTGCTATTGCGAAATCAGTTCCTGCAGTACCTACTGCTAAAGACTTCTGTTCTGTGTCTGTAGCTCCAGCGTTAGTACCAAGAAGTTGGTTGGCAGTTCCTACTGGAAGTTGGGCGGTAGTAGCTCTACCAGCCAAATGACTAAAATTAAGGGCAGCCCCGCCTACTTGATAGCCTGAAGTCACATTGATGGTAGTTCCAGTAAGGGTTGCGTTAAGTGTCTTAGCACCCCCAAAAGTCTGTACTCCAGTGGTAACTACTCCTCTGACTGTAGCACTAGCATCTGGAAGATTAAGAGTAATGGTTCCTACTCCCATAGCTACTGCAAAGTCTGTGCCCGCAGTACCTACTGAAAGAGTAGCATTCTCCTGACTAGAAGCGGCAGCATTAGTCTTAAGGAGTTGGTTCGCTGTCCCTACTGGAAGTCTAGCGATAGTAATAGTCCCTGCTGCAATTGCTGCCCCATCCAGAGTGCCCCCTCCCGCAGCATTGAGATGGGAGTGAGTAGCATTTGCGAAACTTCCTATAGTAGGAGTAACAATAGTAGGGGAAGTAGCCCTTACTATATCACCTGTACCAGTCTCAGTGGTAGCTACTGTAGGCAATACAGCCACATTCCCCGTAACGTCAGGGAGAGTAAATACTCTATTAGCTGTAGCAACGTGGTCAAGTGTTATTGTAAAGGCTGTCCCACTCTTAGTGATGAAGTTTCCGTTAGTAGTGATGTCCCCGCTTGAGGTAAAGGAAGTAGTTACAGTAAAGTTCCTTACATTAAGATCCCATTCTGAACCTACAGCCCCGAGCCCCTGACCTACAGTCTGAGGAATAAAGCTATTCCCTGTGGCGAGTCTTAGGGTATTAGCTGCACTTCTAGTAAGTACTACGTCTGTGTTTAGCTTAAGATTCCCTTGGACTGTAACGTTGTTTACTTCCCAGTCAGTATCAGCAGTAGACCTAGAAGTAACATCATGAACCTCTATGTCAGTCTTAAGGTAGGTAGTTATGCCTGTTCCACTGACTTCTATGTCGTATCGGCCATCCGCTACGTAGAAGTTAAATCTCCCTAAAGAATCAGTAGTAAAAGGATTAGTCTTAGGAGTAACTCCGTTGTCGGAGTAGATAGTAGCTAAAGTGGAGGTCCCAGTCAAGAGAATCTTTACTGTAGCTGCATTTACAGCATCCCCAGTAGCATTCTGAACTACATCTTCGTATTTGAACATTTACTTCTCCAGCTTAGCGGCGGTAAATTTCTCCCAAGTCCTAGCACTAGTATAACCTAACATATATGACCCAAACAACCAGAGTAGAGCATCTGGTAGGAGGAGAGGCGACTTTCCAAAAGTAGGGAATAGAATGTAGTTACACGCTAGGATAGCACATATCATATACCCAAAGGTGGGGCGCATTCTTCGAGTGTAGTTGTCGTCAGAGGTAGTCTCAGCCCTAATGTTAGCTCCTGCTATCTCCAGGACCTTTACCTCGTGTTCCCTAAGGGCTTGGTCTATGGCTAATTGCTGCTGAAGCTTAGCCATCTCTAGCTTCTGCTTCTCCTCAGGAGTAGTAACAAACTTATCTATAATACTCCAAGTAGAGTCTATAATTCCCTTGATAGGCCCACCTAGAATGTCGGCTAAAGCCATACTTACTCCAGTTCCTCTTCTAAGAACATAAACTCATACCAATTCCCGAGTCTACCCGGCTGAGGACTCACTCCCTTTGGGGGATTGTCCCAGTCTCCAATTACCTTCACAGTCTGCGGGTCAACTCCATGCCACTTCCTAAAGGCCCTTACTGCCTCGTCAAAGTTCAATGCGGGAAACGCTACATAGTATTCGACTTTCATTTGACTTCTCCGTAAAATTCGTGATTTCCTATAGTAGTAGTTTTCCTAAACTTCGGACTATCTACTACGTTCTTCTTAAACCACCCAGAAGTAGCAGTAGTAGGATTGTAGTAGTAAGTAGCGCCAAGAGTGTTGTCTTCATCTGTTCCTTTGTAGATACTCTCTGCTAAAGCTAGAATAGCCTCAAACTTAGTATCTAGTCCTGCTATTGGCCACCTTACTAACTGCGAATCTCCCGGAACAGTAAGGGAAGAAAACTGGTTTTTTCCACAAAGGACTTTACTCCAAGGGGTTTTCCAGCTTTCTACTCTATTCCTAACTACGTGCATAACAGCCCGAATACCTTCTAGGGGTTCTCCTCTAGATTCTCTCCAAGCTGTTAAGGCAAGTAGTCCTATGTTGTAGGTGTCCCAGGGCATATTCTACTCTACCTGAACTCTAGCTTTAGCAGCTATAGCTAGTTCAGCGCCTGTGGCAGCGGGAAAAATACTCGCTCCCTGACTCGCTCCTTCACCCTCTTGATCTCTAATTGCCTTAATGTCTCTATGGGGCTGGAGTCTCCTAACAGTCTGGGCGTCAAAGCGCTTTAGAATTCCCTTAATTTCCCTCGCATAGCTAGGTGGAACTAAGTATACCCCCGGAGGGAAATTGTGGTCATTTATCTTTACCCCCGGATGAGTATCACCAAGGACATCCGTGTCGGGTACAACAGCCTGTATCCATTCTGACATAGGTACTGTGTCAAATTCATCACTAAAGTTTTCAATTCTATTCGCCATAGTCTTCTTTCCTTGTGGGAAATTTGAGGGTGGATTACCCGCCACCCTCTACGGGGTTAAGTATTACGGAGTATTTACAGAATTAGCACCCGAAGATCTCACTCTACGAATCCAGTTCTGATTCAAGATCACGCTCTTGAACGCAAACTTATAACTAATCTTGCGATTCTGATAGAGTTCGTCCCCATGACCACCAGGAGCGATAGTATATACCCTAAGGCCCTGAAGGTCTGTGATAGCATAAGCCTGTCGGCCTATAATGAAAGAACTATAGACCTTGTTAGTCACACCCGAAGTAGACTGAGCAGTGGGAGAGAATCCAGGAGCATTAGTTCTAACTACTGCAACTCCTGCCAAGTCTCCGACTTCTCCTCGCCAGATCTTCTCGGGGTCCCTAAACTGATGACTAGACTTCCAGTCAGGGTCCTTCTGAAGACCCGCATACACCTGAGGCGGGGTCACAAAGGCAAAGAGCCCGTCCTGAACTGGACGTGCGCCCTGATCCATGTGAAGAGCCTCAAGCGCCACTAGGTCATTGTAGCCAATCAAGTCAGACGCAAGCAGAGTAATGTCGGTAGCCCTACCATTAGGTCTATAGACATTAGTTGCGGCGTCAATTACATTGAAAATCAACTGTATAGTGTTTAGGCATTCAGCATCACTGCTGATGCACTCTCATTATCACTAATGAGTTCGGACTCTATCTTCTCAACAAGTAATGTTGAGTCTGACGTATTAGTCTCTACGGAGCGACCGCGACGGGATAACTCCCGTGCTTTCTGGCAAAGTTCTAAACAATCTACAGTTCGTTTTTCAGTATGAGCCTTTAGGAACTGTAAACATATTTCTGCCAATTCTCTCTTGATAATTAAATATGGAAGAGTGCCAAGAAGTAGTCGTTCTTTGTTCTTCTTGCCACTTGGCTGCCAACGCCATGCATCTTTCCATTTTGGACTATACTTATCCATTGGAATGTGGTAATAAGTTCCACCAAAGTTAACATTCAACCACTTAGTCAACTTAAAACAAGTGGTTGTAATGTGAATGTCTAGACGCAAGGTTTCGGGGTATTGCTTTCCCCATTGGTTCTTTGCAGTAAACTTAGCGATATGCAAGCAACCTTCTCCATCAAGGATTCCGGCCAAATACGGCCAATTATCTTTCATTATTTCGGTCTTTCCTCGGTATTGTCTCCTTAAAGAGAGATCCACCGATATAGTCAGATTTTACTACGACCAGTTAGTTCAAATCGTAGACCTCTGCCGCGTGCAATCCAAGAATATACATAGTACGCTCAACAACGTTATGTCGAGCGGTTAGTTCAGCGAGGTCAGAGATTCTAACCAAGAATCCATCATAAACTGACTGGCGTTTCCACCAGAGTCGGACTATCGCTTTGCAGATTGGTTTCTGCATCGTTTCGTTTAGTCTCTGCGGGTGACTCTCCCTTATTTAAAGCCTTCAACCGAAGCCAGTAGTTATCCTTTTGTGTACGTGAAAGTGTACTTCTATTCGCCCAAAAGTCAATTACTAGCTTTACACGATCCTGTTTAAACTTTAGATAAGGTAGAACGAGATTAAGAAAATCTACACAATAACCAGAATAAACCTTCCAACGATAAATAACTCGTTTTGAAAGTTTCTTAGGTTGCTCTGTTAGAATATGGCCTCCAAATTTACTTTGGAGCCAATTAACTAACCTATCATCTACATTGGCAATCGAGACGAAGGGCGTTATCTGATACCATCCCTTAGAAGTAATACTTCTAGAGAATGTTATAGAACCCTCACACTCAAAGGCACACGCAGCATATACTAGATCTTCTCTCTCTATCTTCCCTCTGATTAGCATAGGTTAATTTAACCCGTAGCTTTCCATGATATTTAGAAACGATTTTTGAGCAGCATGGTAACATTTAACTAACTGCTCCGCCGTAGCTTCAACTTGGTTGATTGTCAACCCAGAAGCATCAGGCGCAACACCCTGAACAAGCTGAGTGGGGGTAGTGGGGACAGTAAACTTCTCCTGTCTAGTAAACCTAATGGTTAAACTAGAATTCTCAGGAAGAGGCTGCTTGTCTCCGAACTGGTTCAAAATTGTGTTCAACTCGGCAACATCCAGCATAGTAGCTGACATGAAGGTAATTAACTCTGCCGCAGTACTTCCAGCATTACCAGCAGTACCACTAGTCACAGTAATTACATCCGCGCCGAAGCCGAGGACACTAAATACAACTTTAACTAAACTTCTAAACATTTCTTTGTCCTTTCCCCGCTAAAAGGGTAAGGGCACCTTATCCAACCCACGGGACTTAAAACTATCTATAATGGTCTTTCTACCTTCAGAAGTAGCCAAACTAGGTTCGGCTCCAGTTGAAGGCGGAGCCATAGTGGAGTTAGTCATAGCCGGGCGTGGTGCGGGGGCTGTAGATTGGGCAGTTTTAGCTGCCTTGATTATTTCAGGGAGATTTCTACCTCTCGCTCCTTCGTATGTAAGCACATACAAGTCCCTAAGAGAAGAGGCTGCTTGAGGATCGGATTCAGCATACTTAATCGCTTGCTTTAGTACTGGACGGTCGTCCAGGTATTTACTATAGCCCTCTGACCCTATAAACTCCCTAAAGTCCTTGAAGTCATTACTAACTGAATCAACCGCTTGAGCCTTAGCTGTTTGTGTCAGAATAGGCAAATACGGTCCAAACAAGTCATACATGAACTTAGCTTGAACTTGAGTGAAAGCTCTGGGGTCTCTATTGGTGTTTGCAGCTTCAAGGTCCTGGTAGAATTTCTCAGGCTCCCTGAGGTAATTGACTTCCTCCTGGGGCTGAAGCCTCACAGGCTGATTAGTAATTGGGTCAATACCTCTCTCTGCAATATACCTTTGTCTAAGCGATTCAATAAGACGATCTTTCTCTTCCGTTCCTCTTTGTGCGTCCTCGATAGAATTGTAAACTGTCCCAGTACTTGTTCTAAGAACAAAGTCGGGAGTTCCCTCAGGTTGTGCCTGAGTATCTACTAGAGGTTCTTCCTGAGTCGTTGTAGGCTCGGAGTTGAAAATGTCATCGAATGTGACTTCGGAAAGATCTTGTTTTGTGGTGTCTGGCATAGAATTATCCTTGTGGGATTAGACTTCCGCTCCTACTATTTGTAGGGCAGAGTGAATTTCCTCGAAAGCCGTAATCTCTTCCTTGTGGGGTTCTAGGAGAGTGTGTTTTTGGAGTCTGTTTACTTCTCTTTGAAGCTCAGCTTCCAACCACCCTGCCCAGTAGATTCCAGCTTGTAAAACATCTACTTCTCTAAGAGAAGAATGAAACCCTTCTCTTAGTTTTGCTTCTAGAATACTCTTCTGCCACTTAAGTTTAGACAGAAGATGGGTAAATCCTGGGTGATAGACTAGAGTTCTAATGGAGTCTTGTATTTCCTTAGAATCTGCTACTACCCTAGGACTAACTACTTCAACTACTCTCACTTCTACCTTAGGGGGAAGTTGTGTTCCCCTCAAATACCTTAAAAGATCCATACTATCCGCCCTCTATTCCCTCTAGACCTAGAGCATTAGCTCCCATGTTTTGGGCTAGGTCTCTGATGGTTGAAGTTAAGCCTGCGCCTGGGACCTTTCCTTCAAACTGAGCCCTTCTCCCAGGAGTTCCCTTAGCGCCACCCTGACCTATGGGTCTAGGTTTAGCTTTCTCAAGTCTAGCTTTAGCTTCAGTGTTTACTGCTCCTTGGAGGAGAATCTTCTCTGCATTTCTAGCGTGTTCAGCTTTAGCCATCTCCTCTTGGATTTGAATCTGCTGTAGTAGCTGCTGTTGCTGCTCCTGAGCTACTTGTTCTGGAGTCTTTAGGAGCTTGTTTATGTTCTTGATCTCAAATACCTTAGCGAGTTCCTTCAGGGCCTCGTACTCATTCCAGTATTGGCTCTGACCCACCACATTCACAAAGGCCATAAGATTTCGTTGTCTTATGACTTTGTTGGTAGCGTAAGAAGCCGCTACTATGTCAAAGTTGAAGTTCCCTGTTAGTTCCTGGGGCCTAACCTTCAAATACTTCGGAATCCCTGGAGGAGCATCAGTAATGAGAAATTCCTCCTCATCAGTTACATACTTCTGTACCATAGAAGCGCACATAGAAAGCATAGGCTGAAGGATGAAGTTTTCTATATTCCTAATAAACAACTTAAACCTATAATTACTCTCTCCTATAATTTGATTGATTCCTGTGGCAGTCTCATTACTCCCACCACTTCCTACTCCCTTAGAGTAGAAGTCACTTATCCCCGAGGTCATTTCAATTAGTCCTCGGTATAGTTCAATAATACTATAGTCTCCTGCCTGTGGAGTAAAGGAGGGAAGAGGATAAATTACTTTACTCGGATCCCCACTCACTCCCACCATTCCCCCTGGGACATTTGCTTGTCTTAGGGCTAGGTGATCTATGTCTGCTCCTGTGTCGTAGGCAAATCTCTTGTTAATTCCTAGGTTCCAGTTATCTACCACCATACTCACAAACTTACTCAGACTCTCAGTCATGTCCGAGATGGGTTCTATGACTCCTATTCCATATACTTCATTAGGAAGTCTAACATAGCTAGTATGGAGAATAGGAATCCGTCCGTGAGGATAGGGATTCGGACCATGATATAGAACAATAGGCGGACCCCCGTAGACCTTGTTTCTAAAGGCAGAGTAGGAAGCTGCCCTGTAGGCAGCCCTTCTGTCCTTCCATGCAATCGCCTCGCTATCATTAAAAGTAATGATAGTAACTGTCTTGTCGTGCTCATTCCAAAATTCTGCTATCCTAATTATGATTTCCGCCGGGGTCTTTTCATCTCTAAGCTTAGACTGGAGTTCTTGGATGCCCTCGGGGAAGTAGAGGTCATCTCTAGTGGAGGCTTCTGAGAGTAGTTGCCCTAGGCTCTTTTCTGTTAGGTGGGCCGCCATCCCCCCGTCTGGGTCTAAGAGTAGATCATAGATATCAATAGGTATAAACTTAGGTCTATTCCTAGGGATATTCTGAGGTTCGACTGAGTATCCGGCAATTACTGGTTGCCCGGTAGTGGGGTCAATTAAAGGTTGTCCAGTATTTGGATCTATGGCTGGTTGGGGAATAGTAGCAATAACTGTATCATAACCCCAGTCCCAGTCTACCTTCAGCGCCCCGTGGCCGTAGATAGAGATAGTTCTAGCTAAGTCTTCTATGGCTTCTATTGCCCTGGAAGCCTTAAGCTTAGCCTCCAAGACAGTCTGCATTCGTTCGGCAGACTCGCTATCGTTTTCTCCCCTTCCATTACAATCAAACCACTGCGGGAAGCTAAAGAATGCATCGTGTACTCTACTTACAGTTGTTTCTACATTTGAGAATGGATACTGTACTGAAGTATTGCTCCTGGGAGTAGTCTTATCAGGAAAATAGAGAGGGTCCCTTTGTCCTACGTATTGTCTGTAGAAAAGACTTCTCTTAGGGTCATAGGGTCTGCGGAAGTTTCGCATCCGAGTCAGATGCCCTGTGACTCTCTTTACTATCTCGTCTTTAGTTACTGTAATATCAGCCATATTCTAGGGCTTTAAGAATTGAGTAAAATTTGAAAACACCACATGGAGTCCTTCCCAAGCGTCGAGCCAAATGGGTACTGAAGCTACCCCAGGACTTCTACTCCCCCAGTAGAGGAGCCCACAGAAGGGGAGGAGTTTAACTCCTAAGTAAAGACCTTTTACCTTAAGACCTTGACCTAGCAAGAACTTAAAGGTATTCGGGTCTCGCATCAGTGGATTTCCCTCTCCAGCCCCAGGTACAAATGCCATTACTAGAAGAGTAGAGATTATATCCAGACCTTCCGCTAAAAGCAATGCTACCACTGCCGCAAGAAGGATATCCTTAGAATTTAGAAAGCGTAGAGTAGTGGACATCTATGTTACCCCCTGTAGGGTTGTAGATTCTCACATGCGTCCAAGGTCCCATACCAAAGGAGACCATAGTTTTGGCGGGGATGTAGGTGTCAGTAGCATCTGCAGCCCCCATACCCGTTAGTCCAAACCTAATATGAGAATCCCCCGTGCAACAAACTAGAATACCCAGGTCATTGCCTATAGCGAGTTCAGCCGTGGAGGTTAAAGTTGCTAAAGTAGCAACTACTGCCCCCCTCTCCTTACCCTGTACATACAACGCATCTAAGACTGCCATGATTTGTTCCTTTTGAAGAATTTCTTAATCTTATCCCAGAAGCTAGGTTCCTCTTGGGTCATGTCGTAAGCTTTGGGTTCATATACTAGTAATGCTTTAGGGGGCATTACACAAGACTTGAATGCTACTTCTACCATTTCTTCCTCCTCGGTTTTTCTGTTTCCCACTGTAGTTCTAGACGTAAAACTCGTAGGTCCAATCATACTACCTTGTAATACAATTCCTACAAACTACTTTATTGTCCCGCTCCCTTACTACATAGCTAGCTACCTTCAAATTACACACTTCACACCTAGGGTAGTCGCCCTCTGGGACAGCAGTAGTTAATGCTACTTTAGCCCCTTGGAAGTGTGATTCCTCTAGCCCACTCTTTACTTCCTCTACTACCTTAAGCTTAAGCTCTTCCTTGGCTTCTACTATAGCTAGTAGAAGGGCTCGGGTTTCTCTTGAGAGTTGATTGGAAGTATCCTTTCTACTCTTTTCTATAGCTTCTAGTTGCTTTGCTGCTTGCTGAAGTAGATTTGCACAATTGCCATTAGTGTTGTAAAGAATAGAGTCTCTGTCTTCTCTGAGTTCTACTTTAAGTCTGTCTTCTAGTCTGTTGAGGTCTGCCTCGTAAGAAGCCCTAAACTTATTGAGAATATTATAGACAGAGAGCAACATTACAGCATTCCATACCCCCACTACCACTGCCACTACTATCCCTACTTCCATACTACACCCCCACTCCCATCATAGCTAAACTATTATTTACAAAAGTAACTGGCACTGGTGTAAGGGCAGTAAGCCCCCCAGTATTAACATCAGGACCAAGGCTCAGACTTCCAGTTGCATTTCCTGTAGCTCCCTGGGTACCTTGAAGTGCATGGGCGGCGGAAACTGCCTCGTCTAAACCAAGCGTTGAGGAATTGTCAAAGCTCTCGGTGAAAGTAGCTGGATCAGTAGCAGCCTGTGCAGAGGAACTCCCATTGTCGGAGTCATGCATCGTAAAGACGATCATTGCATCCGCTACAGTGGTAGTAATGGAGTTAGCTGTGCAAGTGCTACTAGAAGCGTTGTGAGTCAGGCCACTAGCATTTATGACTGTAGAATCAGTTATACATCCACTAAATACTATTACACTCCCAACTATTCCATCCCCTGCAGTGTGAGTTACAGTAAAGGCTCCTTCTGCTCCTACTGCTCTCTTCCAAGCAAGTGTGGAACGCATTGCCGTAGTGTTGTTAGCTTCTTGGTAGATAGTCCAGCCCGCTGGCAGAGTAATAGCCACATTGTCATGTGACGTAACCGCCAGGATCATGATGTCGTCAGTAGAGGTAGCGGGTGGTGTAATAGTTATATTACCACTCGCTGCTGCGACATCCGCTGAAACTCCTACAAACGTTATAGGCATACTTTACACATTCTTAGCAAACTGAGCAAAGACATTCACAGTAGTAGTAGCATTCGACAAGGTAGCAGTCCAGTTGTTGTTTACTGCTGCAAGCTGAGGGATAGGAGTCGAAGGGCAAATTACTGCTCCTCCGTTAGCTGCTAACGCCACTATCATCCTGGTTGTACCCGCAGTAGAGTCCTTAATAGTGACATTGACCGCTGTAGCGGTCTGATTAGTAATTACTAGTGCGATAATATCATGAAACTCTGAGGCGGTTTGACTTATAATGGTTGTTTCAGCAGTTGAGTTAACAATCTGAGTACTCTGATGACTAACAAGATCCCTGGCTTGATGCAGTTGAACTACTTGTCTACCCACATCATCACAGAATAAGTCTACTCTGTCTAACGCCGCTACTGCTGTAGGATTAGCTTGTCTGGCGATTCCGCCTATTTTAACTGGGTTCCCTGAGTCTACTCCATCACTAGCTATGTTCCCTACTACCTGAGCATTAAGACTAGAAGCCGTGGCTTGACTTGCGGTAATAGTTCCACTAACAGGTTGGGCGGTAGTACCTGTAGGATCAACCCTAAGGGGGGTAGCTAAAACTCCAAGTTCACCCCCGGAGTTGTCTCTGAGGTTTACATGAAATCCTCTCTGAGCAGTAATCCTTACTGGACTAACATTTCCTTCTGTGGCTGCCGCAGGAGAAGTATCGTCTAGCTCCCCTCCTACTGCATTAGCTTGAGAGAAAGCAGCATTTCTAGTATGGGAAGCGGCTGGCTGTGCCCCAAAGGCCCCAATGTTTACATCAAGTCTACTCCCTACTAAAGCCGAAGGTAATTGACCTGTCTTTACTCCAGTATAGAAAGCAGCGCCATCCGAGAGTTCAACTGAGAAAGGAGCAGCAGCGGTAGTTCTGTCAGTAGCTATAGTAGCAAACCCAACCGAGTCATTAGTAACCCTTACTGCTACCGGAGTCCCTACTGGAGCATCTACCGTAAGGGAAGCTCCCCCGTCTCCTACAGTAAAGGTTCCTGTACCTGCATTTGCTGTAACTGTCCCTGAGATAGGCTGAGTTCCAGAGGGTATATTCCTAGTAACTAGTCCATACTCAGTAGTAGGGGCCGCATTTACTACTGCTGCTAAGCCTGCCGCAGCAGCATCATCCGAAAGTACTATCCTCTGCCTCTCTACAGTATTAACCCCTACTGTAAGTTCAGAGGTATCTACCTTTTTTCCTGTACTATCTACTGGAACTTGAATTATCGCGTTAGCCATTAGCTCTAGGTCTTTCTAAGTCTTAGAATCTTCAGGGTCTTTTGAACCTTCCCGCCTAGGGGCTCATTAGTAGTAGGAGGGGGCGGAGCAGGGGGCGTCCAGTCTGCTGAGTCCCAAAAGTACATCCAAAGCGCCATCATAGAAGTATTAGCAGGTTATAGTATAGCTAGGACTATTTCTGTGGCCACAATACAAACATCTCCCACACCCAGGGCAAATTCCAGGGTAAATAGGTTTCTGCCAATAGGGCCAGTAATACTCATAGGGAGTAAATGTCGTTATACTCTGCAGGGACTCGCCTGTGACTGTCCCGTTCGTATCTGTTGAAGCAAAAGCATTTTTCAAGTCCCCGCTAATTACACCCATAGTCTTCTCCTTAGTTTTTCTCTATTTTCATTTGCGGATGCCTAAACGGAACAAAGTCAAACTTCCCTCTCTCTACTTCCTCCGTTGCGTGTCTTATGCCTGTCTCTAGTTCTGAGAGCCTTTGATCCCTTAAGTGCGGGGGACATTTAGCGAGTATGGAAAGGTAGAAGGCCATCCAGCACTCCCTACAGCCACTTGTTGGAGGGGTTTGACCCCCCGCTGCCCAGAGATGCTCCTCACATACTAGAATTACTTTCTTCCCCTCCGACCCAACTACCTCGTCTATGAACTTCTGTTTCTCTAGGGCTGTAAACTTCATTGTCTATACTTCTTTCTGTGGGGCCGAAGGAGAGACTCGAACTCCCAACCCGCTGCTTACAAAACAGCCGCTCTACCAATTTGAGCTACTCCGGCATAGAGAATACGCCATGCTACTTATTACTCAACTCGTGGAGGCGGGAGTGGGAACGAGGAGTAAAGGGGAGTGAACTCCCATCGTAGCATGGCGAGCCTAAGTCTAATGCTTGAAAAACAAGTATCTGTAAAAGCTCTTAATACTCAACATAATATGCATCCCGAGGTATATGCCCAAAAGAGTTCTAAGGTTAAACTCCGCTAAAGCTATAGCTATAAAAGTCGTAGGAACTATAGTTCCTAGTATCAATCCTCTTGTGAGCCCAAACTGTTTTACTAGCCATTTGACTGTATAGCTTTCCTCTAATTCTATGCTCATCTTAAGTATAGGCTTAGAGTGTAAGTAGTCAACTACCGACATACCCATTACTAGAATAGCAAGTATCCACTCCATTCTTAGTAGTCCGTAGACCTGTTGGCCTTCTCACCCTTACTATCATCCTCTTTATACTCCGGGTCGAAACAAGCCCCGTAGCTATTGACATCTACTTCAATAGTCGCATTACTATCCGTGGGCCACCCGTTAGTGTACCCTACTGGGTACTTAATCTCTTTATACTCCATACTCAGCCCTTCTTTGGGATTGCTCCCTTTCTTTCTCTACTAGGTTTCCAGCCAGTCTTGCGGAGAGTTCCGTAGACGTAAGCGGCTGCCCTCTTTCCGCTAAGTCCTTTGGCGGATGCTTCTCTTCTAAGTTTAGCTTCAAGTGCTTTTGGCATAAGTAATATGAAGGGAGGGGAGTTTAGGCCCCTCCCTCTCTAAACTAGATTCTCTTAAGCGTAACCGTAACAACTACTCCAGCAACCGCAGTTAAAGTCCCTGCAAAGTCCACTGAAAGTCTATCCCCTGCAGCAAGCTTAAGACTTGCGACAGTAGCAGTAAGAGTCCCTACCTGGGTAGTATTCGCTGTACCCTTAAGATTAAAGCCAGCGTTAGCGTTGTTTGTCAGTAGATCCGTACCTCCCCCAGGTGCATCAGTAGAAACATCCTTTGTCACCTGAAGATTAACCGCCGAGCCATCAGACCCTGCAGTAGAATGTACTTCACTAACCGCTACAACTCTCACAGCAGAGGGGGCCACATAAAAAGCCTGATCTGCCAGGGAGGCGTTGGCTGCCATTCCAAAAGTCACATCAAAAGATTCTCCTACAAGAACAGCAGTAGCTGAAACAGGAACAGACCACACCACTACTCCTGCTGAATTCTTATACTGAAACGCATCTGAAGTCTGACCATCAAGCCCCTGGACTGTTACCCCTACCACATTCGCAGCAGCAGGTGTAACTACAATATCCCCAAGGGCAGGTCGTTCCGCACTAAATAGCGACATATTATTCTCCTTTTTCTTCTCTTAGAAGTCGAATAGCCCCTGGAGTAGCTGCAACTCTAAAAGTCTTACACATTGCGTCACCGCAATGTATACAAACCAATAGAATGTGAACAGTCCCTTCAGATTCTACCCCTACTACATCCGGGCAGTAGAAGTTATGTTCACCCTTACAAACTTTCTCCATAGGCTGTCGCCTTACTTAAGTGCGATAAATCCAAATTTAATATCCTTACCAGAAGCAGGAGCCGCAGATAGTGTCACTGTAAAGGTAGCATTGTCAATAGCAGAAACGCTCCCTACAATTGAACTAGCTGCCTCATTAGCGCCTGTAGTGGCAGGAATTCTAGAAATCATCACCGCAGAAGGGGTAAACGGCAAGGTCTTAGTGCCATCAATAAGCCCCACAATAAAGGCTACGTCTGACCCATCACCACCAGTAGACTCACAAGTTCCAGAATAAGCAAATCGCTGCCTATCAGAACCTCCAGAAGAAAGAATCTGACCAGTCTGTGTCGGCCCAGTACCTAGCCACACTGCATTCGGATTACTCAAAGCCATATTAGTTATCTCCTATTTTCATTTTATACTTTTTTTAAGTATAACTATTAAACCTAGCAGTTTGGGCTACTTCCTGTTGACTTAAGACAGAAGCCCTAATCCTAGACTTAAACTTCATAGCGCATAAGTATTGCGCGCAATTCATTAGGTGGTCCCGCCTTTTCACTGGTTTCTCCTTACTCAATCCCTTTAGTTCTCCCTTACCATAAAATGCCCAAACATACCTAGCTATTTCTTCTCTAAAGTTAGCTAGATGCTGCATCACAAAAGCCTTGGGTCCTCTAGAATTCGCAGACAAACTCGCCGAGAGATACTCCCCCATAGCACTTCTTCCATAGTCTTCGTCTAGTTCTGCGAGTCTAACTGGAATTCCGTTGTCCCTATAAAGCTGCTGTATAGTCTTGTGACTCTCCGCTTGCTTCTGAGCCCCCGCTTTAGGGTCTATCAACCAAACATCCACAGGCTCCCCCCTAAAGGCCATTAGAATATCCTTAGCATGGTCCGAGACTGTTTGATCTGCTTTGTAATACTCCCTTTCAAAGTAGTAGTCGTTACTCCCAGGTTCAATTACTACTCCCAGGGCCGCTGTAGTACCTACTGGAGCAGGGTCAATACACGCCACCCTAAACCAACTCCTGGGACTCCTAAAGCTATTGACTATATGAACCTTGGAATTCCACATCGGATAAACTAGCCCACTCCTCTGAATAAACTCCCCGTAAAGTCTTGCCCTCTCCTCAGGATGGTTGGCCCACTTCGTCTGAAGCTCTACCTTCTCCTCCTCCGGCACAAAGGGATTGTCCATTACCGAAAGACTAAAAAACTTAACATTCTTAATCGCCCCACTCTTAACTCCCTCCGAAAGCTCATAAACCCAAGGAACCTTTACTCCAGAAGACATATCCGTAAGGGGAGTAAGGGTAACTAGCAATTTCCCGGCACAGTCTACAGTCCTCTGGTAGCATTCATTGTAAATATCTACATCCGGCTCCTCGTCTATCCAAATAAAGTCTACTGAAGCTCCCTGGAACTTTTCCCTTCCAGAATCCGCCGACTTACAAGTAATCATACTCCCGTTGAAGAAAACTACCTGATACTCCGAATCCGACACCTTAACTACTACCTCTGGGTCCTTGGGGAGCATCGGGGGGTGATTTCTACCCCTTCTAAGCTTCTCCCCCCACAGGACATCCCTTACCATAGGGAAGTCCAACCCTACTATCCAGATATTATTCGGTGGAGTTGGTATGGGGAGGTCTTTTACCCACTCCCAGGCTGATTCTCCCTTAAAATACTCCTTCCCTAAGGCCCAGGCCATAGTCATAGCGGCCCCAAGCTCAGTTTTCCCACTCCTATTGCCCCCTCTTACCACAAACGTCTTAACTTCAGAGGTAAATTCACTAAATACCTGCTTCTGATGCTCCGTAGGACCCCAGTACTTAACAAAGTAGTCCTCCCGGCGCTTCTTCTCAAAAGCCTCCAGTACTGCCAGGGCATCCTTACTGGATGGTATCTTGGACAATTCCCTTAGAAGTGGATTTCCCATTCTTACTAAGCTCTTTTCGAGCCTCCTCTATGTCCTTGGCGGTAACATTAGCAAACACATTGACATTCGACTCTCCACCCACATGCCCCTCTACCCTAGCAATCTTAAACAATCCCTCTAAAGCCTTGTCGTAGGAGCCCTCTTCAGTCAGCTTCCTTACACAGTAAAGCATCTCCCCAACTAGTGCTCCCTTATTCCTATCTACGTCCTCCCCTAACTCCTTAAAAAACCTATAAAGCTCCTTAGTGAAGCATTCCTGAAAAGCGGGGGACTCCTCAAGTCTAATTGCCTCCTCAGGAGTAACGGGGTCTAGGTTCAAATCTACAACTGCCTGCCTAAGACTCACCTTCTGCCGCACCATCTTAGCGGCTATTCTATGAAGCCTAGTTCTCTCGTATACTCTCATCACCTATATTAGATTCTAATACTACAAAAATCGTTACAGTTATTCTGCCTATACACTACTAGAGTATATACTCTATCTCCTAGTAGTCCGACTTTTTAGAGCTTTCGGTGCTGAAGACTCTTTAGAATCAATGCTTTAGAGAAATTTCTAAATTTCAATTTCGAGTGGGGGGACCTATGAAGAGAATCGGAGGCCGCCCCCCTGGGGGGAAGCTCCTTTGTTTTCAGTAACTTGGCGTCGCAAAGTAGTTTTTGCCGGGGTTTCGGGTCGAATTCGGAGCCGGAGCGGCCTAAGTTCAGTCGAATCAACGACTTCCGGGCCATAGTGGTACTCTGGTTCCACTTTTTGAACGGTGGTTCCACTTTATGGTACCAAACTACCACTTTTCCGATGGCACATTTTGAACCATTCCCTTTGTTTTCAGCAAGTTACAGGTTTGGCACGGGCCTTGCACTGGTTCCCTCGCACGGGCGGCGCAAGTCCGCCACGTACACAGTACAAACATTACCCCAGTCTTTACTGGGAGAAAGGAAACTACCTATGGCAGAGAAAGAACGCAAGCCCCCCAAGCCCCTCATTTCCGATGAACTACCGGGAATACCAGTGCCTTGCAAGGTGCTACCGGAAGGAAAGCCAGTACCCCCAGGACACGTTGCTATGTTGCTGAAAGTGGACGACATTCTTCAGCATCATTCCATTACTGCGGCAGGGAACCGGGGTTTCAACGTCGCGGGAATGGAATTTCCGGGCACGTACACGGAAGAGGGCAAAACCGCGCCTGTCACGTACCACATTGGGAAAGGCCGTCCCGCGTACTTCAGCCTAGTTATCACGCGCCGATAGACGGCGGTCGGCCAGCAGCAGTCTCCAGGGCAAGAGGACCTTCCTCTTGCCCACTTTTTTGTCCTGAGGGGTTATCCCGATGCAACGTCAACCTATTCGGGTGTTTCCGTCCAAGCCTGTGCCAGCAGGTCAGAGAATACGGCGTGCTAGGCAACACAAGTGGACGGAGCAAACCCCTTTGATTCCTCTCCCTCCGCATTCTTCCCTGACACCTGTACCAACGCCGCCAGAGGAACCGCCTGTTAGGACTGCGGCGGGTCTGTCGGGTCTGATTGCTGCCTTGGTAGCGGAATCGGACAGGGACAAGGAACTGGCGATAAACAAGAGCGTGGAAAGCCGGTTTAGACTTCGCAAGAAACAACCCAAGGTGCGAGAGGAAGAAGAATCAGACGTGGTAGAACTGCCTAGAAACCGTAGGCTACTCCAGTTTGTACACGGAGAGACACGGGAACCAGTCGCGCCTAAGCTACGGCCCGGAGCAAAGGCTAGAGTGAGGAAAACCCTAGCTAGAGCAAAGCCGTTTGAACCTATCGTCCCATACAAGCCAGCTAAGAGGCTACCTGTGCAGGCTTGGTTTTCTGCCTTGGAAGATAGGAGAGTAAGAACTCTCCTAGACGGGTTGTCTGTACCTGGGAGTATGACACAAGAGAAGTTTGGAGAGGAGCATACACTGTGAAGGTCTGTAGCAGGTGTGGCGCTGAGATAGCCACAAGGGACGGAGAGAACCTCTGTCTGGCTTGTCAGTGTGGGGCTCCTAAGGAGACTAGGGTTTCCAAGAAAGAACGGGAGCAAGCCCTACGGGACTGTGGGCTTACCAAGGTAAAGGGAGCGCTTGGGGGAACGTACTGGGAGTAACCCATGTGCAAACGTTGTAACCACGGAGTAGTCAAGAAGAATCCCCCAGTAGTATCAACCGGGGTGTGGTGGCTGTGGCTTTGCCACGAAGGATAAGAGAAAATGGACAGCGCACAGGACGGGTTGCTCCGCGAAGTTGGAAATAACGTCGGAGAACAAACGTTAAGGAGCCCCGTAGATAACCGCATTTACTGTGTATGTGGCCATCTGGCGGTTTCCCACGCCATTTTGGAAGAATACATAGAAAGATTGGAATGTAGTGCGCTTTGCCACACGGGCCGTTGTATGCGCTGCGTTTGTCCTGAGTGGGAAGAAGAAAAATGGCCGGAAAAGCCCACACTAAAGCCAAAGTCTACAGACGTAAGTTAAGGGACTTAGCGGCTGAAGGTTATGGCTTTGATGCGCTAGGGAACCGAAAGCCCCTCCGGGACGATAGAATGGAAGAGGGACTTCTAGCGGGGTATAAGTTAGGGAAATACGAAAGAAGAAAGCCTAAGAAATGACTATGAGACTGTGGCTAAAGCTAGCCGTTCTCTTGAAGGGGCTCTGTCAATGAGATGCTCAGTTCTAATTGACGGCGGATACTTAGACAAAATTCTCCTGAAAGACTTCGGGAGAATACGTCTAGACCAAGGGAAGTTGAGTGCTAAGCTATCTGAGGGTATGGATAGACTTAGGACTTACTACTACCATTGTCTCCCTTGGAGAGGGAGTCCCCCACTCCCTTTGGAGCAACAGAAGTATGAGTCTATGCAAGGGTTTGTGCATAGTCTGAGGATGCTCCCTAGGTTTGAGTTTAGGGAGGGTTTGCTTCAGAAGGTGGGACTGGAGTTTAAGCAAAAGAGAGTAGACACCCTGATGGCTATTGACATTGTGAGAATGTCAGTAAACAGGCAGGTGGATACTCTAGTGCTTCTGATGGGGGACTCGGATATGGTCCCGGCTATTGAAGTAGCGAAGGAGGCAGGAGTAGTAGTCATACTCTACTACTCTCCTAGTGCTAATCACTCAGAGCTTTTGTCGTCTTGCGATGAAAGAAGAATCCTCACAAAGGAGATAGTAGAGGAGTGCAAGTGGTGCGGGGGAATGGCTACGCCAGTCCCTTGCTACAGTGAACCTCAATGGCAACAAGAATAACAGCTAAGGAGAGGTACTTTAGGCGGATACGCTATAGACTTCGGCCTAAAGCTAAGAAGCGCTTTAGGGGAGTTCTACATAAGGAAGGAGAATTCCTCTCGGGGGAAGAGTTCAAGAAAGCGCTAGACGGAGTATGGAGTAGAGAGTCCTGGAAGGGGCTAATATGACTTTAGAATTAGCCACGAAAGTCTTAGAGGAATTGGCGAAAAAGAACGCTGCGGGAAAACTTCCTGCCGAATGGAGCTTGAATTTAGAGAAGACGCAAATAGGCGCTTCCATTGTATTAAGTTGTTGTCTTATGGCTAAAGTGGGAGTACCACTTCAGCGGGTCATGGGTACGCTAATGGGTTCAATGCTAGAGATGGGGTATAAGCTGAGAATAGAAGAAGAGAAAGCGACGGAAGAAGAGTATAGGAACAGCTTCGGAAAGGTGAACTAGCTGTGGCCAAAGCAAAATGGAAAGCCGGTCCCGGGGGATGGAACATAGTACTACAAGGAAAGGGCTTCTTCATCTCGTATTTGCCCAACACAGATATACTAGGAATTGGTTGTTTTGCGGGGGATGGGCTAGATGAGACGGCGATAGTATACACTGAAGATGGGAAGTATAGGTACTACATCCCTAACGGGGACTTCAGGGAGGACTACGAGAAGATATACAAAGAAGGACTAGCTGCTTGTATGGTGTTCTTTAGAAGTAAGCAGGGGGAGTTCGGGAGTAGTTGGAGTAATTAGCTATGACCGAAAGTCTCTACTTAGGCGAGAAGTCCAAGGGATGTAGCTTCCTAAACTGTGGAAGGGAACCAGTGAGTGTTATACACTTCCCTCACATAGACCCCGGAGCTAGGCAATACTTGTGCAAGGATCATGACTACAAGCCCCTCCCTTGTCCTACTTGCTACTATAGTACAAATCACAGGCAAGTATTGCCAAAGACTAAGTATATGCCAAACAGAGAACTGGAGGTATTGATAGGGTGAGAGTAAAACTCCCTTCAGGAAGAGAAGTAAAGGTGTTTGTTCAACATGGGGTTTCGCCCTTGACTAACAGGCGATGCACCACAGCCAAGCTAGAGTTTCAGGTAGGAGAGGACACAGAGACGTTCCTAGTAGGTACTATATGCTCTAAGAAGGATGCTTTTGTGAGGAGAGTAGGGAGAAAGATAGTGGCGCAGAGGTTGTTGAATATACTTTCTAGGACGGAGTTTAGTAAGGAGGATAGAAGGGGAATATTCCTTAGTATTTGCCCGGAGTTTAAGGCAAAGGACCATAAGGTTTAAGTGTATGTACTGGAAGAAAAAGACGAATAGAGTAGTAGTGGTGATAGAAGGGGGAGTAGTACAAGCGGTTTCTTCCGACAAGAAAATTGAATTCCTTCTAATAGACTGGGACAATATCAAAGAAGGAGGAGAGAGAGTAGTTACTGTACCTAGTGCCACTGGCAGAGAATGCGTAGATGTAATGATAGAGGGGAGTGAAACATGAAGGACAGAAGGGCAACCCCGCATGTGATACCTGACAAGAGACGGAGGGTGGAAGATAGAAGAATTTACTCTCAGCTAAGAAAACTGGTAGAAAGCAAATTTAGGGGTATTAGAACCAGTCCTGTACTAGCATGGTACTCTAATTACTCGGCAGAGGACTACTTCAGAGATGGGTTTAGAACAGGGATTGAAGCCCAAAGGATGAGGGAGGAGTAGAGGTGGAATTAATTCTGGCATTTCTCTACTTTCTAGTAGGGAAGTGCTTGCACCCCAACAAGGGAAGGCCCACTACCCTCTCAGGTGAAAGTGGTCCTCACAGGACTTGCTTTACTTGTGGGAGAAGGATAGAGTTTAAGCTATGGAAGTAGTGTAGAAAAAGCTGGCGCGGTGCAGACTAGGGTTACTTCTTCTATGAAAAGAGGAAGCGGGCCGAAAGGCAGCGCACTTGTTACCCTTGTCGCTTGTTCCCGCCAGCTAGTATAGAACTGAGGCACGGTGAAGGTTAGGGTTACTTCATTCTGAGAAAACACCCTAGCCGTTTGTTCCTGCCTCTACTTTTTAACTGGAGAGTAAAAATGTCCAAGACAAACAAGTCAGAAGACCCCGTTCTCACACACGAAGGGGCTAAAGCTCAGAAAGTAAGTCCCTACGCGGAGCTAAAGCGAACACTCCTGACTTGTCTTCTTTGGGAGGACACTTTCTACGAGAAGGGGAGTAGTATTGCGAGTAGAATTGCTTCCCTAGTGCCTAAGGTGAGTCCTGAGAAAGTAGCAGCACTAGCGATAGAAGCTAGAGAGGGAATGCAGCTCAGACACGCGCCACTCTTCTTACTTTGTGAGCTGTCAAAAGTGAAAGGAGCTGGAGCCGTAGTAAGGGAGGCTTTAGTAAGAGTAATCCAAAGGGCGGATGAACTTTCGGAGTTCATGGCTATCTACTGGAAAGAAGGGAAGCATCCGCTCTCAGCAGGGGTAAAGAGGGGATTAGCTAAGGCGTTTCAGAAGTTCGATGCATACGACTTAGCGAAGTACGATCAGTCTAAAGCTAAGGTGAAGTTAAGGGATGTACTATTTCTAGTACATGCTACTCCAAAAGACAAGGAACAAGCTGATACTTGGAAGAAGTTAGTAGATAATACCCTAGAGTCTCCTGACACTTGGGAAGTAGCACTCTCAGCGGGAAAAGACAAGAAAGAAACCTGGGAGCGCCTACTTAGAGAAGGTAAACTTGGGGGGTTGGCAGTACTCAGAAATTTGAGGAACATGCTTTCAGTAGGGGTAGATGAAAAGCTAATCACTGAAAGACTAGAGAAGGGAGCTAGGAGAGCGTTGCCCTTCAGATTTATTGCGGCAGCAAAGTATGCCTCTAGGCTTGAGCCTGCCATTGAAAAGGCTATGTTTAAGGCGGCTGAAGACCTGGGTGTATTTCCAGGAAAGACAGCCATCTTGATAGATGTTTCGGGGAGTATGGATGGTAATATCTCAAGTAAGTCAGACATGACTAGACTATCTGCTGCCTCAGCGTTAGCTATTCTACTCAGAGAGAAGTCGGATTCCCCTTATGTGGGGACGTTCTCTGAGAAGTTTGTAGAAGTAGCACCTAGAAGGGGATTTGCGCTTAGGGACCTAATTTATAATTCTCAACATCATGCAGGAACCTACACCGCTAAAGCACTAGTTGAGGCGCTCAAGATATGGGCAACAGCGGATAGAATCATAGTCATAACAGACGAACAGTCGCATCAGAGTATTCCAGCCTGTGGCTGGCAACATGGGTATGTAGTGAATGTAGCACCTTACCAGCATGGGATAAGCTACGGGAACGGGTGGACTCACATTGACGGGTGGAGTGAAAGAGTTCTTGACTATATTATGGCAGTTGAACGAGAGGAAGAAGAGAAGTAATGCCTAAAGACAGAAGGCGGAATTCTTTCGGCGAAAGAAGAAAGCACTCAATCTTTGGCAGAAGATTAGATGAAGACACTAGAGAAGGCTTTCATTCAGTAATGTATGAGTATTTACGAAAGGTGGACATGAACACGCATGACGAAGAAAGAATAAAGGCGTTTTACAGGTTTCTAGTTAGAACGGGGCGCATCTACAACTCGGAATAGGAGGGTCTAAGCTATGAGTCTAAGAATCCTAATAGGCAGAAGGTCCTACACTGGAAGACTCCTTACTAGAATTCTAGTAGAAGACCTAGGAGTAAAGACTTCCTCCCCCGTAGGGGGGATAGTAAGCTATGGGATTAGAGTAAGGGACTCCCAGCTTCCAGTACTTAATGCTAATGCGGGGAAGTACAACAAGTATATGCAGCTAGTGAAGTTTAAGGCGGCAGGGCTTCTAGTACCTAGATTCTGGGAGTGGAATGGTAAGGTGCCTCCTGGGATTCCAGTCTTGGGCCGCCTATACAATCACACTAAAGGGAAGGACATAGTATTCTTTCCTCAGGGAATTAGAAGTGGGGCGGATAACTTTAAAAGACCCCGAGATTACTTCGTAGAGTACATTCCTTCTTCTACTGAGTATAGGGTGTGGGTATTCAGAGACAAGAACCTAGGAGTGTATGAGAAAGTTCTAGCACACCCTGAGAAGAAAAGAAGAGGGAGTATAAACAGAAACCACGGACAAGGGTGGGGGTTTCAGCTAAGGACGGGACTTCCAGAGGCTATTAGGGAGGTAGCTAAGAAAGCCCTAAAGGCTGTGGACTTGGACTTTGGAGGGGTAGATATACTCAAAGGAGATGATGGAAAGTACTACGTACTTGAGGTTAATTCTGCGCCGGGAGTAGAGGGAGAGGGTAGACAGTGTGTTAGAAAGTTGGCCGAGAGGATAGTGGAGTGGGAGAAGGGGGGGTACGAATGAAATTCGGCTTTGAGCGGGAGTTCTTTGTATTCAAGGCAGGGGAGCCAGTAGATGCGGGGAACCTCCCCCACGATGCTGGCGAGAAGAGAAGTTCCTACAAAGGGAAATATTTCAGGCAGTTTTGAGGAAGATGACAGAGGAAACATTCGGCCTTGGGGAGGAACATCTGAGAGTAGGATTAAGGTACTTAATTCGAGAGAAATACGTTTCTCAGCACTTCCAACTGTGGGCTGAATGAACCCCCTAAAGGCCATAGCTTTAGGTTGCCTAGTGGGGTGGGCCTTGGGACTTCTAGTAGGACTCCTTGGAGAAACTATTAAACTATGCGTAGAAAAACTGGTATCAAAGTCTTCCAGCTAGAGAGGAGGATAGACCGTAAGCTAAGAAGGGAAATAGAAAGACTATGGACTCTCCATTCGGGTTGTCCATGCTGTTCCAAAACTCCCTTTATGGAAGGTTTTAGAAGGGGACTAGAACTCCATGCTTGGAGAGCCCAGAGAATATGACTAAGAAGGCAGTGGTAGCGGAGGGTTCCCTTTGGGAAGGACCTAGCTTTGAAATTCACACAGACTACATACTTTCAAACTACGAAGAACATTGTAGGCATTGTAGAGGTCCCTTTACTAGAGAACTTCTTACAAATAAGCTAGTTCCAGAGTATTATATTTGTCCTGTAGTCATAGTCGCACATAACGAAGGAGGCTATAATTCCACTGGGCTTTGCGGACTTTGTGTTAAAGAAGCACTGGGCTTATGACTCTACCTTCCTTTACAGACAAACTTATACTCAAGGCCCTAGAGAAATACTGGGAACGTACAGCAATGAGAGAAGTGTGTCTTAGGTGTATAAGGGCTGAGCGCCACACGGGAGGCTTTAGAATAAAGGATGTATTCTTCTGGGGCGGGGGTTGTTGTAATGGCTGCTCCAGACTAGGAGAAAGGGGCTGTACCGACAAGCCTGTGTCTTGTGGAGTATGGATGTGTGGTCCTCTACAAGCTGTGTTTCCTGAAGAAGCTAAGTTTCTAAAGAAGATGGTTCGGCTCCTTCTAGGGAGGAGTGGGAATCCCTACTACATGGGCTTTACTCCTATGGGAGTAAGGGAGCATGTAGAGATTCCCAGAGGTAACAAAGGCAATGTACTAGTTCAGATAGAAAGTAGAGCCCAATGAATTATTACTTTGTAGTAGCTTTCATGGTGTATTGCCTAGTGTTACTTCTACTACCCTCTCGTTACAAAGAATAGCCACTTCAAATGAAGCTTAGATTCAAAGTAAATGAAGATGGGCACAAGATCTACAGAAAGAAGCACCCCGCCAGATGCTACTATTGTCTTAAGACAACTTACTTCTATTCAATTCTTCCAAGCATAAGTATGTTTGGTCTAAGTATGCACTCACATAAAGCCTGTTGGAAATGCCTGGCGAAAATATGAAGTGGCCCTTGGTAATAGCTTGCGCCGTATGGCTCTTAGTGCTGATTCTAGCTTTCTTTGTATACAAAGAGTAACTCTTCTATGGGAGTAGAACTCTGCCCCCTCTGTAAAAATGGCTTCTACTATAATCCTAAGACTGGAAGCACAGTTTGCAAAGTATGCAAAGGACTAGGAATGGTAGACCCAGACACAACTTGTATATGCTCTAGGAGTGTGACTGAGAGAAGGGAAGGGGTAGACTTCTGTGGAAGGGAAGAGTGCTTTAGAAAGCTTAAGCTATAGGCCCAGGGGCTGATGATCTATAGTATGAAAGAGGGAACCATGTCAGTCCGTGAGAGCTACCTCCGTCGAATCAGAAAGATGCTAGGTCAACCATCCCCTTGCAGCATTACAGGCCATCGGATGGTGGACTGGGTGGAGCGAAGGATTCCTGGCGTTCACGTTGGGAAGTTAAAAGAGGATGGCCGAAGCTGGTGGCCGAATACCCAAAGCGGGCGGATCGAGAGACGCAAAGATAACAAGTGCGGATACTGCACGGCCTGCGAGCGAGAGTTTGCGATCAAGGTTCAAGCACTCAAGGATAGATTCGACGAGGGCTCCGAAAAGGCGCTTGCCCTTGCTGCTCATAGAAACGAGCAAATCAAGGCATTGGAGAGCCAGCGCGACGCCCTAGTGGCGGCGCTGGAGAAGGCCATTAAGCACATGAAATGGCTTCTTGATGGAGGATGGACCAAGTGGAATATCAATCGGCCTTATGCCGAGAGGGGCATCCGAGAAGCCAAAGCCGCGCTGGAGGCGGTGAGGAAGTGACGAGAACTAAACTCCACCACGGCAAGCCACTCTTCGTCTGCGGCCGGTGTGGCGGGAATGGGTACGTTGTCATACGGCAGGGTAAAACCAGGACCACATCATGGGATGTTTGCTTGCGGTGTCCCGAATGTCATGGTCGTGGGAGAAGCCCTAAAGATGAGAGCCAAACTGCATAAAGGAAAGAAAATAATGAGCACTTGGGCTTGGAGAATACTACCACAACCCAACGAGCACTGTGGAACTTGCGGAGGAACACAAGAAGAGTGCGTATGTGAAGAGTTTGATGAAACAGGATTACTTCCCTGGGAACTTGAGTAAAATGAACCCCGATCCTACTACTTACAGCTGTCTCTACGTGTGTAAGAATTGCCATTTCTCATTCTTTCACGCTATACTTAAGGGAAAAGTTAAGCCAAGTAGGGTACTCTGCCCAGAATGCAAATGTAGAGAGGCACGTCCAACCTAAGAATAACTCCTAGTCAAGGGAGTCGGAGGTGAAACGCAGCCCGTGTGGGAGGTCCCTACCTTGGCCTGCTTTTTCTGGGCCTATAGTGGGGGTTTTCTAGAAAGTTCTTTTAGTAAGGAGTCCCTTTCTAAGAGACTCAGTCCCTCTGGGAGAGGCAGAAGTCTGGGGATATCATAGAGGCTGCTTAGGCGGCCCCTTCTCTGGAAAGTCTGTCGGAAGTATTAACCCAAGGGCTAGAACTTAGAATCGGAGTCTTTAGACTAGAAGGGCGGGTCTTGGATACGCCTTTCTTAGGGAATTCCCTTGACTAGGGGGCATAGTAAGGACAGAATACAACGGAGCATCCTAGAAAGCATAGGGGAGACAGCCGAGCGAGCCGCTCAGCGCGCCGGCGACGGTCAGTGCGAAAGCGCGGAGTAAGGACATCGTAATAGCTAGCACCTTACGTGGCCCCAGTCTCCCCAACATTCTCAGAGTGAAGGGTCTTATGCTTCAGCGACAGGCTACACACGAGAGCAGAAAGTGCAAGGCTACCTGGGCAATAGCGACTAGAATAACTTCAAGACACATTTGTTATGCTTGAGAAATTGACAGAAGCCTTAGGCCAGAACTCTGAAGGACTAGTATTACTAGCCTATCGTGGGAGTGTCGCGCATAATACCTACATTGACCCTACGGCACCCACAGGGGTAGACGACATTGATTTAATGGGGGCAGTTGTTCCATCCCCACGTTTTGTACTAGGATTAAAAGAATGGGGCAGTCGGGGGACAAAAGAAATTGTAAGTGGGCCGTTTGATATAGTACTGTACTCATTGCCGAAGTTGGTTAGACTTCTGAGTCAAGGCAATCCGAACGTTCTTAGCTTACTCTGGGTTCCAAATGACTTGCTTATCAGAGAGTATACAACTGATCTTGGCTGGAGACTGCGGGCCTATAAAGAGTTATTTGTGGGTAAGCACGTCTTCAACGCCTTCAATGGCTATGCCTATGCACAGTTTAAGAAGATTTTTGCAGCGGAATTCCAGGGCTATATGGGGGAGAAACGTAAGGGACTAGTGCTGAAGTTTGGATACGACACCAAAAATGCTTCGCATTGCGTGCGTCTGCTACGTCAAGGGATCGAGTTCCTTCAAACAGGGCAGTTGAATGTAAGACGGGCCGACTGGGAAGAACTAGTAGCAATAAAAACTGGCAAGGTTACGCTTCCAGAAGTTAGGGCACAGATAGAGGACCTTTTTCTAAAGTCCAAAGAAGCCTATGAGAGTTCCCCCCTCCCAGTGGAACCACAGTATGACAAGATTGAAGACTTACTTGTATCACTAATGGAAAAGGGCATGGGATATAAGGTTGACATACTAACGCATATGGCGCAGTAGAATAACCGACTAACTCATTTGACTTTCAATCAAAAGACTACGGGTTTAAGTCCCGTCTGCGCTACCAAGTAAAGGAGTAGTAGTGGAGTACCTAAAAATAGAAACACTATACGAGCGGGACCTGCGCTCGTTCAAAGTAAACCCTGCTGTTTTGAAGAACCGTGTCTATGGGCTCATTAAGACATGGCAGTTCACTGAAAAGATTGACGGTATGAACATCCGCTGTATTTGGGAAGGCGGAAAGTTATCCTTTGGTGGAAGGACGGACAAGGCCCAAATACCTGGAGATTTAATAAAATGGTTATATGAGAATGTAAGTGCTTCTAAATTACAAGAAATCTTCCAACAGACTGGAGTAGTAATCTACGGGGAAGGATACGGTGCGGGTATACAAAAGGGCGGGGGTGACTATAGTACTGAGAAGAGATTCATAGTTTTCGACATTCTAGTCGAAGGTAAATGGTGGCTGAACAGAGAAAATGTTCTTGACATAGCAGTCAAGCTAGGTTTGGAAACTGTCCCCTTTATTGGGAACTTCACGCTTGAAGAAGCTACTGAATTAGTTCGGCAGGGATTTCCTTCGCGTTTGAATGAGGGTAAACGTCAAGCTGAGGGAATGGTAGGAAGGACCATAGAAACACTGTTTGACAAAAACGGAAGTAGACTAATAGTAAAACTTAAAACGAAGGACTTCTAAAAAAGAGGCACATAGCTATGGCCAGTGGAAGCAAAGGTGGAAAGTGGAAACCTACGAGTCAGATGACTCGAAGGAAACGGAAGCGCCTAATGGGAATGAAGCACCAAGAGAAAACTAGATATAGACCCCCAGTTTATGTAGTGGGGTGGGTACCTAGGGATTGTAAGAAGTTGGAAGGAGGCTAGTTATGGAGAGACGCAAAGGCGGTAGCAGACGTGTGACCTCTGCGTCTAGGCGGAGGACCGACAGACGTAAATCTCTCTGTCTAAGAGAGGAATTTAATAAAATTATAAAAGCGAATATGCCGCTTCTTCACCTTAATCTATTTTTAGAAGGAGTGAGAGCGGGAATCAGAGTTGTTGTACAAGAGCTTTCTAGGATAGCTGCTGTAAGAGCAGAGTAAGTACCCTATGGGAGCGGTAGCTTCCATAGCTATTGCCTAAAGCCTGGCTTCGGCCAGCTACAGGTAGGATGAAGAGTGTTCTGTCTTTTAGGGATACCAGTCCCTACTCGGCGGGAGTTCTTCAACGCTCAACATCTGGTAGGGTGAAAGCTACTGTAGGAGTAGTGGAAACCCTATTAACAAAGAGTAATACTCTATGCTTTCTCCTATCGAAGAGATTATTCTAGAAGAATGGGACGTTCTCCCTAGAAGGATTAGAGAAAGACTTTCAGACGCGGTTGATCTGATTTTATGTGCTGATAAGGATTGTTGTTATCATATGTTTCCAAAAAGAGATATTGAGAACAAGCCGCGGCGCTTCAGGACCTATCCATGGAAGTAGTTCCGATCTCCCTACTAAGAAGTAGATTCTCCCAAAGGGGCAGAAGACTCCCAAAGCTAAAGCACCTAGAAAGGGAGATCCACCACTACTCCCACTACTCCTCTCCCTACTCTGAACACTACGGAGTATACAACCTAGGGGATGACTCGGATGTTCCGGCTTGGGCGAGTAAAGGAAGAGAAAGCAGAAGTTCTAAAGAAGTAAAACTAAGTGGCATTCCAATACTAGAATCCAAGGGCAACCTAGACGAAAACGACTACAGGTATTGGATTGGAAACAGATACCCCGGAGCACAGTATAGTACTTGTAGAAGATGCATGGTTTTGGTACACGTAGAACAAAGGAAAGAACATAGTAAGAAGAATGACTGCAATCTACTACTTGTAGAGGTATTCAAGAAGCTCCAATTCGACAAGCGCTGTGTTCAATGTGATGAAGTTACCCTGTTTTCTAAGTGGGGGATACCCCTTTGTGATAGGTTTTGTATTGACGACTGGAAGTTTGAACTGGAAAGAAGTGAGGCATTCCTCAAGGCATTAGACTTAGTAAACCACCTTAGGAGCTAGGAAATATGCTTTGTCTGAGGAGACTTGAGAAAATTATAGTAGAAAGAGGGTGGGAATGTAGTAGAGCGAGTGAACTGTGGTATCCGCCCGAAACCTCTTGGGCGCGTGGCTTTTGCTTTACGCTAGAAAGTCTAAGAAGAAAACTCCTCTCACTAACATACCCCGTTCTTCTAAAAGAACTAGGACTAACTCCTGAGGACACATACGAATGAATCTTAAGCTTAATAAAGCAATGCTTCTTCCCCTTGGGGATATCCCTGCTCCATTCCCAGGGAAGAATCCCCTTAGGATAGTATTCATTCCTAGGACTATCTACAAGTCTCATTGTAAGTCCTACAAGGGAAAACTCTCTAGAAGTATAGCCCAAAGAATCCTAGACTTCTGGCCACC